CGTACGGCGTGGTGCGCGTTGGCGATGATGACGCGTTGTATTACATCCGTAGCGTGTACAAGGTTCGGCAGTTGCGGTGTCAGCAGTTGACGCTAGAAGCGATTGACGCGACGGCGTTTGCGTCGTTCGTGATGTACGACGCGGTTGATGTGAGTGACGGCACCCATTTGGTGACGTACAATGGGTTTACTGATGGATTCAATGAGGGTTTCGCGTAATGACGCAGACTGCAAAAATTTTGTCCGCGCTTCTTGCGCAGTTGCCCGACAATACGACGGGTGACATTTCTCCCGAAGATATTCGCGATGTGGTGGTCAGTCTGTTTCCGAGTCGGGGTCAGTTGGACCTGACTTCGGCGGCGGCAACCACGTTTGCGTTGACTAATACGTGGTACAAGTTGGCTGGCACGACGGCTCTTGACCTGACGCTTGGTCAGGATGGGTTTAGTCAAAGTGCCAACAATACGTTGCGCGCGACCAAGGCGGTGTCACAGGTGCTATTGGTGACGGCGAACGTGGAACTCGTGTGTGCGTCAAACAACAAGCAGTTTGGTATTACGTTCGCCAAGAATGATGCGCCGATTGACAACATCCACGTGTCGGCGGTGCTTGCTAATTCCAATGACGGATACGGCTTTTCGATTACGGCGCTGATTCCGACGGAAGCGAACGACACGATTTCGGTGTATGTGCGCAATGAGACGGACACGACCAGCGTAACGGCAAGCAATTTGACTCTTTCGGCGGTTGGATTTATTCGATGACATATGGCGTTGATGCGCGCGTGTTGTGTGGTCAAGATGTGCGGCGTAGCGCAATGTGGCCTACGGATAGCGCGCGCGCGGATGCGTTTATTGCAGAGTATGGTGGAACGTTAAGCGTGATGCCCGTGGGCAATGTGGCGATTGCGTTGCAATGGGAAAATGAGATTGGCGAACTGCGCACGATTACGGCGGCAAGTGTGTCGGAAGGGTTTCACAAGTTGCGTCAATCAATGTGCAGGAATCACACGCAGGACTAACAACACGAAGAGGAACAGACAATGGCAGCCGGAAAGTGGAAACTCTACAATACTGCAAAGGTCAACATCAGTAACGGCACGACGGACCTTGATTCGCACACGTTTAAGATTGCGCTGTTTACGTCGGCATCCGATGCCAACACGCTGACGGAATCCGTCTATACGGGCCTGACCAATGAAGTGGCAAACGGCAACGGGTACACGACGGGTGGCCTTACGCTGTCTGGCGTTACGTGGACGCAAACGGGTGGCGTAGCGACGTTTGATGCGACGGACCCCGTGTGGACGGCAAGCGGTGGGTCAATCACGGCGCGGTTTGCGGTGATTTACGATGACACGTCGGCGTCGAAGGCGTTGCTGTGCGTGTGTCTGCTCGACACGGCTCCGGCTGATGTGACGGCGACGGCGGGTAACACGCTGACGATTCAGTTCAATGCCAGCGGCATCTTTACGCTGTCGGGCGCAACGACTGACGTATAAGCAGTTGTGAATGAGCCGACGCTAGACGCTGATATTGTGGTGGTGGGTCGCGAGGACGGCCCACCACCTGTCGTCGTGTATCGTCGCGTCAGTACAAACGACACGTGGGCGGTAAGCGGCACGTGCAACCAATGCGGATTGTGTGTTATTGGCGCGGTAGGCGAGTGGTACGTGTGGAATGGACCTCCGGGAACGCCGGGAGCATCAAGCGATACGCGCGTTCCCGGTCGCGCGGACGACCCCGTGTGTCCGGGATTCATTGAGGATATGCAGGAAATGGCGGCGGTGACGCCAACCGCAAATGTCGCGGGATGTTCTCTTGTAATTGAGACGCGGTAGCAATGCCAATTACGCGCTATTACCCAATCAGCGCGACAACAACCCGTCCGTCTGGCGACCCGACGACGGAGCAAAGCACATCGTTCCCGTGGGGAACGGCGGTTACTGCGTACACACAAGCACCAGAGTTTGTCACGCTTGGCTTGACGCCACCAACGACATCTCCCGGTGCTATCGTCCAATGGAATTCGCTTGCGCAAACCGCGCGGCAATCAGCGCAAATTGGTCATCTGCGCTACGTACTTGGCGCGCAAAATATTCCGGCTGGGAATTGGACAATTGCGCAAGCAGTTGGCGAAACAAACGCGGCGGCGAATTCATTTTTAGGGCTGAATATTTATGTGTGGCGTCCTTCGACTAGCACAAAGGTCGGGACGATTTATGGCGCACAGCAACAACTTGGTGCTGAGTGGAATACCACAACTAATTCGCGCATTGTCACCGTTAATGGCACGGCAGTCAACAATGTGCAAGCCGATGACTTGCTCATTGTTGAAGTCTGGCAAACTTCTACGCAAGCAATGGGCACGGCCTATGCGCAAACGTGGAACTTCAACGCGCAAACGGGCAACGCGAATTTTTCTGCCGATGGGCAGACTAATCTCAATTCGTGGATAGACGCGCCGGATACGCTTGTACCGCCAGCCAATCCGCAAACAGCGGAACCGGGAACGGGCGTTGGTACGTTTGCAGGATTTGCGGCGTCTATCCTGTTGCCGATTGCGATTGCGACGGGCGTTGGCGTTGGTGCGTTTACGGGATACGAACCAAGTGTCGTCACAACCAATAACACGTTTGTTGAATGTGGCGTTGGTGCGTTAAACGTCACGGGGTATGCGCCAAACGTTGTTGCGCCACAATCGGTATCGACCAATACGGGCGACGTTCAGGCGACGGGATACGCCCCGAGCGCGCGGACGGATGTTGTTGCAGTTACGGCGACGGGCACAGGCACGTTTACGGGCTTTGCGCCTGTTGCCAGTACGCCCGTCGTGGCGGTGTCGAATACGGGCGCGTTGGTGGCAACGGGCAATGCGCCGTCAGCGGTTGTAAGCAACAACATTGCGGTTGCGTCTGGCGTTGGTGCGCTTACAGCGACGGGATTTGCCAGCGTTGTCGTGACGCCCAAAGTGGTGCAAAGTGGCGTTGGGTTGCTGATTGTTGATGGACAGCAACCCGCCGTAGCGGTAGGCAACGCGGTTGTTGTTCAAACGGATACTGGCGTTGGCACATTCACGGGATACGCGCCGACACTTCTTGATACGATTGTCGTCGAAACATCAACGGGCAATGGCGTATATACGGGTTACGCGCCAGATGTCGTTGATGGGTTCCGTATTTATCCGCAGACGGGCGCACTTGTTGTCACGGGATATGCGCCGACGATTGCTGGCGCGGTTGTTGTCGAGACGGCAACGGGTAGCGGCGTATACACGGGCTTTGCGCCGACGTTTGTATCGCCTACCAGCGTCAGTACGGCGACAGGTGTTGCGACGTATAGTGGATTTGCACCAAGTGTTGTGGCAAGTGACAGCACCATCGTTGTTACGGCAACGGGTGCGCTCAATGCCATTGGCTATGCGCCTGTTGTTGCAACGCCGCGCGTAGTTGCGTCTGGCGTTGGCGAAGTCATTGCGACGGGATACGCGTCACAGGCGGTTGCGCCACAAGTAGCTGTTACCGCTACGGGCGCGTTGGTTGTCGTTGGGTACGAACCAACCATCGTCATCGCGTCGTATGTGGTTACGCGTATCGTGGCGATGGATTTTTCAGGCGATGCGGTGGCGTTGATTGACCAATCGGGCAATGCGGTATGGGTCAAAACGCAGAGCGACAACGCGGTAAATCTGGTTGAAAATTCGGGGCAAGCTGTATTGCAACGTGTGGGGGATACAGCGCAGATTGAAGTAATAGACTCATCACAGGGTTCCGTTTAGGAGAAAGGCCAATGACGCAATACATCACAAGCAAAACCATTTCTCCAAACAATACGTATTTGGTTCGTCAGGCGATGACCAAATACAACACGACCACGGACAAGTTTGCGGCGTGGACGGGCGCAACGCTCCAAGTGGGGTTTTATGAGGACGCGCTCGGCGCGACCGCGATTGCGGGACTTGGCGGGTTGGGTATGACGGAATCCACGGCGACGCCGGGAACGTATTACTGCTTGGTACTTGGGTCACAGACGGCAACGCTGTCGGCGTACGCGGGTGATACCATCTACCAGATTGTCACGGGCGGACCAAGCAACGATGTAAAGGTTGTTCTGCCGTTGGTCGTCAATCAGCCGAGATACGCGCAATGAGCATTCAATTTTTGGGCGGCGGCAATAAACGTTTGAAGATTCAGGACAATACGGCGGCGGCAATGCGTCAGTACGAAAAGGCGAGTCGGTACGCGATGGACGCGGCAACGCAGTTTTATTTCGACCAAGTGCGTAAGCGGTACTACGAGGGCTACTATACCAGCGAAGCGTTCCGCAGTACGGCTGGCATCGTGCAGGGCATCAGAAAGGGCACGATTGAGAAAGGGTCACAGGGATGGGAGGCGCGCGTTGGAATCCCGGAGAACCTAAAAACAAAGGCAATGAGCGGTAAGCGCGACAGCGCGGGACGTTTTTTGAAAGCGTCGGAAACAACTACCGTCGGCAAGATTGCGTTGTATTGGGAGCTTGGGCATCACAACGTCTTTTCGCGAAGAAAGGAACACGTGCCCATTTGGAAGCCCGTTGCAATTGAGAACGCGCAACGTATTGGCAACGTATTTAAGCGGGTATTCCTGCGGTATACGCAAGGGGCAAAGTGATGACGCTACCTAAATACGTCACGAAAAATTCGCTGAAAAAGCCGTCAACGTCGTCGAGCGTTGGTATCTACGCGACGTTGATTCAGACATTGAAGGAATACCAGAATCCTAATGGCGAAATGCTACGGGATTTTATTGGTCAGCCGGAACGTATTTGGGTCGCGTCATCTGGCGTCAATCCCGTATTTCCGTACATCACGATTCGATTGGATAGAACGTCCAATGCGGAATACAACGGGTACCGAGAGACGGCGGTGCTTGAAGTGCAAGCGGTTGGACGCCCGGAGGCGCAACTGCCGATGGTGGAATCGATAATGGATATCGTGGACCAATGTATGACGGCGTTGACCTTTTCCGCATCCGGCTTGGTGGTCGGGCGCAGTCGGTTGCGTCAGACGTTGCCGCAAATGAACGAACCCGCCGACAGCGCGGTGTGCGGCGTGGTTGGGAGTTATACGTTGTTCCTTTGGCCCGACGTATTGACCTCGCGGCGACCTTGACTTGTAGTTGCCTCTCGCATATTGACGCGGTGTTTTGCTATCATTCATCTAGTACCCTTCACAACAGGACGACACAATGACTGCTCCACTTACTGGCTTTACCACCTCTCTGCCGAGCGACGTCCTGCTGGATTCGGGCGTTCTCTATCTTGGGGCTACCGTGTTTGGTGCGTTCAAGGGCGGATTGAAGTTTGACCCCGGCATCACGTATCGCAACGTGGACTTTGACGGCAAGCGTACGATGATGAAGGGGCTCGACATTAAGACGCAGACTGCGCCGAAGATTAGCGGCACGGTGATTACGCTGACCACCGCACAGGTGGTACAGATTGACGCGGGTGCTGATGTCAACGCCACGGGCGGATGGGTTGGTGCTACGTCGTCGTATGCGCCGCAGAAGGCGGGTAGTCTGCTTGTGGCTGGCGATTACGTGACCAGCGCGCGGTGCATTTGGCTTCGCGGCGACAATTCGTATGTGTCGGTGCGTTTCCCGTCGGGTCTTATCACCAAGTATGACATCGCGTCGCAGGACGGGGCCGAGGTGTCTATTAACATTGAGATTGAGGCGCGCCTTGATACGTCGTGGGCTGGTTACACGGGCGTTGGCGATGTGCCGTATCGTATTGAGTACCTGTCTGCTCTTACCTAATCCAAACCACCAACCTGACCAATGGCTATCATTGACCTCGATGCGCTGACTAATCCCGAAAAACTCCCGCGTGTGAAGTTGTACGGGCGTGAGATTGTGGTTCGACCGCTGACGGGAATGGCGGCGCATCGTGTGGCGGCGGTGCAATCGTCGAATGAAGCAGGGGCGGAAATGATGGACGCGCTGTTGTCGATTGTGCGGTCATCGTGCCCGGAGTTGACCAGCGAGGAAGTCAACGCGCTGTCAATTGAACAGGTGTCGGCGTTGGTGCAGTTGAGCCGCAATCAGGTGGACGCGGTGGAACAGATGTTGGCGGAGATGGCGGAAAAAAACTGACACGCGCAACGGAGTCGTCGGGTAACTCCGTTGCGGTGTCGTGGTCGGTTGAGCAGTACGTGCGTCGTGTGTTGGTGCGGGTCGCGTGTGCGACGGGCCGTAGCGTGGTGGATGTGGGCAAGGAAGGATTTGCCATCACGCTGTGGACGTTTGCCGAATTGATGGCGATGGACAGCGACGCGTCGGTTGAGCGTTTGGGGGAGCGAACGGATATGGCGGGGTTGATGGCGGTAGCGTTTCATCAACCAAGCGATTTGCAAAAGGCAGAAACGCGGTATCTGAAAGCGGCGGGGCAGTTGTCGCAGATGATGGACGCGACACGCGACAGATTGACCAAGTTGGCAACTGATATGGCGCGGGCAGTACCTCGACCCGAGGAATAGGAACGATGGACGTCTATGCGCTGTCAGTAAAACTCCAAGAAGAAGGCGGGGCACAACTCACGGCGTCATTGCGGTCACTTGGGGCGGAAGTTGCCAAGACTGCATTGACGCTTGGTTCGTTGACGCTCGGCATCAATAAGTTGGTCGAGGAATCCAGCACGGCGCAGTATGCGGTCGCGCAATTGGAAGCCGTCATTAAATCGACAAGCAGTATTGCGGGGCAGTCGTCGGAAGCGTTGCAAGCGCAGGCGTCTGCGTTGCAACAGGTGACGACGTTTGGTGATGATGCCATCATCCGAATGCAATCGCTGTTGTTGACGTTTACAAAGGTGCGCGGCGAAGTATTCAACCAGTCGGTGCCAGCCATTATTGATATGGCGCAGGCGTTGGGTACGGATTTGCAGGGCGCGGTAATGCAAGTGGGTAAGGCGTTGAATGACCCTGTGCAGGGTATCAATGCGTTGCGCCGTGCGGGTGTGTCGTTTACGGAAGAGCAAAAGGCGACCATTAAATCGCTGGTTGATACAAATCGAATTGCCGAAGCGCAAACAATTATTCTTGCCGAGTTGCAAACCGAGTTTGGCGGTGCGGCTCGGGCGGCGCGCGACACACTTGGTGGCGCGTTGGCGGGATTGAACAATGCGTTTGGCGAATTGTT